CCCCAACCAGCGAGTGCTGGCCAGTTGTGATGTCACGCGACTGACGACCGTTGCGCAAGGGCCGGCAGCTGTGGGTCCCAACACCGAAAACCCACGAAAGGTGAGAGCGTAACTGTACAAGCTCCCGTCGGTCACACAAAACTCAAACAAGTGCGGCGACACCGCCCAAGCGGGCGAGTGCTCTGTTGCCGCGCGTCATCATCTCACCAGCATCGGCGACTTTCTCAACGATGTCGATAACACCGTTGCCCATGGAGGTCGCACGCGCCATAAGGTCAGCCCACGTCTTGTCGGTAGCGATGGGGTGCTGCTTGTGGCTGGCTGCGGCGACGTTGTCAAGATCAAACCGCACGCGGTACTCCGTGGTGACAAGGAACTCGAGCTGAGGAGGCACAGCGTCCGTCGCATTGTAAACGACAATCGGCGCGAAGCCGCGGACGTTCACCTCGCTGGAGGTCCACGTGAAAGCTCCCCCCGTCGAGCCGAGACCTGACACTGGCCGGAAGTCGGCCAGCGCGGACATGTTGAGCGGGAATGAGTTGATCTGCACTCCGCGCAATGCCAGCTTGGGGGCCGTCAAGATGCGCGGGTTTTGAAACTCAACAAATTTGTTCGCCCAAGAATCCCAGGTCTCGGTGCGGCCAGCGACGGCCGCTTGCGTGTGCATTACGCCGGCGTAAACAATGCCAGCGGTCGTCTGCAAAGCGTTTGGGTTCATGACCTGCACGGAAAAAGCCGAGGGCACGACCGTGGCGGCGGCACCGATGCCGCCGAGGTCCATGGCGTAGTATTGGGCATTGTCCGGGTGGTTCATGGCCTGTGCAGAATTCACATCGGCGACGCAACACGCAGTATTCGGCGACTCGCCGAGGACGTAAGTCCCAAGAATGTTGACCCTTGCGTTGTTACTGAATCGACGAGTGACTCGAATAATTGTGTAAGGGCCGGTTGCTCGGGGCAAAGGGAGGTGGATGGGAGATTTGGCATCCCAGCAAGCCAGGCTGTGACGGTAGCTCGCACCGCCGAAAGCACGCCTGGTGACTGCTCCGGCTCCGGGAGCGAGGACATCGGCTCCTCGGGACCGGAGTCCGGCGCGTCGCTGTCGCTGCGCGGACTTGCGGGCTCGGGGTCGTCGCCCGGATTTGGGATTTGCCATGATAATATGACGAGAGTTTGGTGACACGGGCAACAGTGCCGCTGCTCACCCATGAAACAAGCTGCTGGTAACGCGCGTGAAACCTTGAAAAGCAGCTAACCGCCCAGAAAAACAGTGCGTGGCCCCAAGGGTGGGGCCTGGGCGTCTAAAAGAACTAAGGGATGCAGCGCCGGCGCAGGCGCTGATCCACGGGAAAACTGAGTGTAGTGATTCCGGTAATAGTGGGTGTGGCCACATAAGAGGTTCTTGTAACCGTAGACATTTTGTGGTAAGTCCTCGTACTGCCAAGCCAAACAGTCGAGACCAGGTCGTTGCGCGAGGCGCAATCGCCACAGCGGAGGTATTCTGCTCTCGCAGCGCACGCGATCACTGGCGCACCAAGAGCGTAACCATTAGGCACCTGAGCGGGATACTCAAACGCCACATCCACCTGCTGCAAAATGCGGGCAGGTTTCGCGGGCCTACCGCTGCACCAGACGACTTTCACAGGGGCTCTCCAACCCCCAACCCAACCAATAAGGCAAGCCGTCGCCCTCACCGTTAGCCGTGCCAAGGCTCCCAGGCTCTTCACCCCGCCGCACCGGGGCTACTGAGGCATAAGGGTTCGCGCCGACGGACCCGCTAGACATTATCGTCGGCTGCGGGGCAGGCATATACACCCCGCAAACCCTGCCATTCATCGCGGGCTGTCCCCCCCGGGGGTGCCTAGGCATCCACGGGGGTCACAATCCGAAATTAGCGGCAGGGCTGCTCTATCACACGCGTCAGACGTCCGCACTCCGTCTTCCCCCCTGCCCACCGAGCAATGGACGGGGTTGTCTAACGCGCCCAGGGCCCACGCGCGAAGGTAATCCCTGGTAAAAATACCCGAAGGTGCTCTCATCGGAATCAGTACACAAACATTAACTGCCCTCGCCCAGGGCATGGTGAAACGGAACCCACATCAGACCAACCACGCTTGAGGAAAGTAGCACGCCAAATCGCGGCCGTGCATCTCAAGCGTCGTTACCCCGCACATCGCCGCGTACTCCTCAGCAGAGAAGTCGCCGGCGTGCACGCGTGCCAAATCACTGTACAGCTGGCTGCCGTCAAGAAATGGCTCAATCTCCGGCACGTGGCTGAGCACCTGCTCGTCAGTGCCGACGTCGCCGTGCATCTTGATGTAAATATCGCGCAGCATCGCGTTGTTGCGCCGGACCTGGCCACCTTTGGCAATGTGGTCCGCGCGCATGGCCGAAAAGAAAGCGTGCATGGGCCCAAAGTAACGGTACTCGTTGGCCATGCAAGTCGCGTAAACGGCAACGGATGGGTGATATTCCTCATCAGGAATGTCTGTGGATGACCAAGGCTTGTCCTGCAGGATGCGCTTGATCTCCGGAAACATGACCACATTTGCCCCCTCCTTGGCGACCTCGCCGCCGCGCAAGAGGGCAGTGTAGCCGACGAACTGAATGCAAGCATCCCCGTCGTTGCGGGCTGCTTTAAGTTTTGCTTTCCACCCGTACGAGGTGAAGAACTCGTCAATGAGCTGGCCGTCGTTGTGAACCAGAATGCTCTCATCTAACGAGCCGAGGGTGTCATCGCCCTCAAAGGCGAGGAAAGCTTTGTATTGCCGCCCATCGCGGGCGCTGGTGTAGTAAAAGAGCCGGCCCTTGTTTTGGATCAGGCTCTGCACGGCTGCCTCGACTTTGCCTGGCTTGACCAATAGTGTTAGCCAGGCCAACAAGTTCTGCAAGAAGTTGCCGCTCGAAGTGGCGCGGTCGCCCGACTCACGCATCGCACGTGGCAACTCGAGTTTCAGCACGCACTTGGCACCAGCTGCATCGGTGTATCGCATCACCCAAGTGCAAGCTTGGCTGCGCGAATTCACCACGCGGTGGCAAAACCCAGCATTGTCGGCGTCCAGGTTCAAGTGCGACATGATATGTTTGAAAATGTCACACTCTGCCTGCTTGAGACGGTCGTAAATGCCGAATTCGAATGCAGTGAGGTCGTTCTCAATTTTGTGCTTGCAGCTGCTGAGGTTGCTGAAAAGATCGTTCATCTTCTGAGCTTTCTCCTCGTGCTTAATGCATGCATGCGGCAAATTGTGAAACATTACGTCCTCGAACACTGCAGCTGTCCGGGCCAGACCCCACACACGAGCGTTGCCGTGGTTGACGATGGGCCTGGGCTTCGGTTTCTTGGTGACTTCTTTCTTGCAAAAAGCGTCAACCAAGAGCGAGAACGGGACAGACTCATCGCCTGTGGCGTTCAACGCGTCGATGTGCATCTGCATCCTCTGCATATCAGTTCTGTTCTTGGGTAAAACGTCGGTGGTCTTAGTGATAAACCGGTCTGCCTTCTGCGCTCTGCTCTTGGTGAAGAGGTGTTTCTTGAGCGCGTCAACGGCCTCATCAAAAGCTTTGGACTGGTCAGGTGACATGTCCGCCACGCCAACGCCAACGTTGCGCATGGCCTCCGCTGATATGATGTTCTCAGGGTCGTTGCTGAAGATATACTCCTTAACGGCAGAAGTTTTTGGGAAACGGGAGCGCGCGGTGCGCGCCCCGACCTCACCGGTCGCGGTTCTGTTGTCCCGCACGTTGTCGCCATGTTCACTAACGACAGTTGTGGAGTGCAGGAGGGCCCCATCCACATGGGCGCCCATTTGCTGATCAATCACGGTTGCGTCCGTGGCGAGTTGCTCCAATCCTGGTGGAGGTGCGAGTTTGGGCTCCGGTGGCGCGACATTGGGCCGGCCGCTTTGGACGGGTGCGTTTGCCTCCGCTCCCGCCGCGTCCTCTTGTCGCGTAAGCCCCGTTGCACTCCCGCCGTCGGCTGTGGTAGCAGTGCTGGTGTCGCGAAAGGGTTGCCAAGCATACCCCGCGCCATCATGCACATCCTCACAACCGTCGTCGGGATCGATGCCACAAATACAATCGTAAACTGTTACCGCTGGACAAGAACATTCAATCTCGTCAACAATTGCGTGAGCCCCGACGGTGCACAAAGCGTAGGCGTACGTTTCCGCGTGCCTGCCTTGCGCCACCAAATTGGCGATCTGAAGCCAATCGTTGGGGGGCTTGGCGCCGAACTGCAATGTAGCGCCCGACTTGTTCACGAGGCTGGCGGCAGCCGCGAGAATCTCAGTCGGTAGGAAAACATGAACAATTGCCTGGTCGTCGTACAACTCCTCTGGCATTAAATAACCTCGTCCGTAAACCGTGTCAGGGTCGATCGCGTCGTCCATCGCGCACACAGCGGCGTTGATGACCGAACGAGCCCTGTTGAAATACAGCTTGGTTTTGTCCAAGTAACCCGGCTTGTAGCAACGGCGACAGTGGCGCGGCACACGCATCAAGCGATGCATGTGCGGTGCGGCACCGTGGGGTTTCGCAAGCTCATAAATAGCGTCGCGATAACAGTGGGCGCACATACCTGCCCTCGCGTCAGCCAGGACTGACTGGTTGGAGGTGAACATGTTGCAAGTATGCGTGTACTTAGCAGCCTACCCAGCGGGTATGAGATTAGTACAATATCTCAAGTTTGGAATCAAAGCGCGCGTGACACCTTGAGATATTGTACTAATCTCATACCCAGCGGGTATGAGATTA